AGCAATAAATAAGATTATCAAAATGAAAGCACGTAAAAGGGTTGTTCAAGGGGGTACGAGTGCTGGAAAAACATATGCTATTATTCCAATACTAATAGACAGGGCATTAAAATCACCAAGGTTAAAGATTACCGTAGTAGCAGAAACACTTCCAGCAGTTAAGGAGGGTGCGCTAGATATTTTTGTTAACACAATGTTCGATACGAATAGATGGATTGACTCAAATTGGAACGCCTCATCTTTGACTTATAAATTTGGTAACGGAACTAGAATACAATTCAAATCATTCGATTCAGTAGGTAAAGCGAAAGCAAGTGGTAAGCGTGATATTCTTTTTTTAAACGAGGCTAATACAATGGCGTTTGATATTGCAGACGCATTAATGATTCGGTCAAAGGAAACTTATATTGACTTCAATCCAGATAATGAGTTTTGGGTTCACACGGAGGTATTGACAGAACCTAATAGCGAATTTCTATTACTCACCTTCGAAGATAACGAGGCACTCCCAATTGAAACGCTTGAAGACCTTCTTATTAAAAAAGCAAAAGCATTTCACAACCCAAATCTACCAATAGAAGAATTATTTAAAGCTGAAAACATTAAGAGTTCATATTGGTCTAACTGGTGGAAGGTTTACGGACTTGGAGAGGTTGGTAATTTAGAAGGTGTTGTATTCGATTCATGGAAAGAAATAGAAACAGTTCCTCCAGAGGCGAAACTTATTGGATATGGAATGGACTTTGGATATACGAACGATCCAACAACCTTAACCGCTATTTATGAAATGGATGGTAATAGATATTGGGACGAATTGATTTATAAAACTGGAATGCTTAATGGTGATATTGCTAGAAGATGTAAGCAATTAGGCATTGATGGTGTAATAACCGCTGAGTCATCCGAGCCAAAAACAATTAAGGAACTTGAAAACTACGGGTTGAAAATTAACCCAGCTCTAAAAGGTCCCGACTCTATTCGTTTCGGAATACAGGCGATGCAAGAAAAACCTATCTTTGTAACCAAACGAAGTGTAAATATAAAAAACGAACTACAAAAATATAAGTGGGCAACTGATAAAACAGGCAAATCTTTAAACGTTCCTGTTGATGCAAATAACCACTCGTTAGATGGTATTCGTTATTTCTACATAACTCCATTAAGATACACGGGTAAATACTTCGCTGGAACATGAAACTAGGCTATTGGTGGATATTATTTGGATTGATTTCGTTATTATTGTGGTGGTTAATAATTGAATTATGCGTGTACTTAATCTAAGTAACAGCGACTACGCTAACTATTCACACGACAATGCACGTGCTTTGCGTTCGATTGGTATCGACTGTCGTGATGCTTGTATTCATCCACACGTATTCAAATACAAGACCTCATCACAAGTAGTTGAGTTGCACGAAATAGAACAAGCCTATAAGAAGTACGATTGTGTCCAGATATTCCATTCAGATGTTAGGCTATATCAATTGGTCAAGTCGCATCCAAATATTATCGTTTATCATACGGGAACAAAATACAGACAGCAACCCGAATTTCACGACGAGGTATTTCAGAATTGCAAAATAGCAACCGATCAATGCGAGTTCCTTTTAAAGAAGGATATGCACTACATAGCACCACACGTTGAGATGTCAGTAATTCAAAAGCGAAAGCGTGGTAAATTGATAATAGGACACTTTCCAAGTTTACCCGACGCAAAAGGCACAAATACAATAGAGCGTTTGTTACGTCCTTTCGTGAGTGATTTTGAAATACGTATCGACAAAAGAAAGTTAACGCACCCACAGCATTTAAAACGTGTATCTGAATGTCATATCTACGTTGAACTATTCTCACCTTATCAAAATGGAAAACCGTACGGTTGTTTTGGGACGTCTGCATTTGAAGCAACGGCAATGGGTGGGCTTGTGATAACGAATAACATCAATCGAAGCGCATACGAAAGCGTTTACGGTCAACAACCATTTCTAACACCGAACACGGAACGAGATTTTAAAAGTCTAATTGCAGGACTGACAGATAAAAATGAGTACTTTAATGCCTTGGAAATATGTCGTGAGGGATTTCACGAAAAGCATAGCATTGAAAATACAGGGAAACGAATTTTAAATTTTATAAATGAAAGCAGATAATCAAAAGTGGATAGATGCCACTGCTAATCTTAACGCTCGAAGGTCAAACCATACCACACAAAAGAGAGCGTACAGTCCAGCGAGTGACTACACAAGTCATTTAAATAAGTGTGGCTTTGGCAAATCGGTTCTTGACGTTGGTTGTGGCTCACAGTATTTGAAGTCATGCCTTCCCGAAGATGTGACTTACGTTGGCGTGGATGCTTTTCCTATCGTTTCGAATACTATCGAGTGCGCAATTGAGGACTTGGTTGGATTGAAAGTCGATACCGTTTGTGCTTATGCCGTGCTTGACAATTGCAGAGAGTTTTACAAGGCGTGTGATTCAATGAAACGAATCGCACAAAAGAACATTTCAATCTTGACGGGAATTGGAATAGAACCCGATCAGTTTCATACGTTTAAAATAGAATTTAGTAATTTAGATGAGGCGTTCAAAGGATGGACGCTCACGCACAAAGAAGAAATAGTACCAAAAGTATGGCTAATAAACTACCAAAAGTAAGCATAATCATTCCGTATCACCACGATAGAGGTTGGTTACAAGATGCAATTGATTCCGTTCATGGTCAAACGTATGAGGGTGATATTGAGTTGATACTTTCGGAGTCTACCAAATCAGTAGGCTATAATCTAAACCGTGGTATCAAAATCGCAAAGGGTGAGTTCATCAAATATCTTTGTGATGATGACACGTTGACAGCAAACTCAATTCAAGACAGTGTGAATTGTATAATGAAAGGGTATGATTTTATCCACGGTAACGCTGTTAATAAGTTTCCAGTTCACGAAGTATTCCAAGCACCACGAAAAGCTAATCCAACGCTCGAAGATATGATTCATAATAACGTGATTCATGGTGGCACTTTGATGTTTAGAGCAGACCTATTCAAACGAATCGGATTGTTTGACGAAACACTAACCAGCGCAGAGGAGTATGACTTGAACATGAGAGCGTTGAGTAAAGGGATGAAGTTAGGGTACTGCAATGCTACTCTTTACATTTATCGTAGACACGACCTTCAAAAGTCATTAGGTAAAGGAATTGACCAGGTAGAACGCGCAAAGAAAATCGACGCAATAAAAGATAGATTCAGATGAAACTGTACTACACCGTTGGAGAGATGAAGAAATTGTTTGATGCTAGTCCATTTGAATATAAAAAGGATTTAGTGTTCTATATCTCAGATGACTGGAAAGGTGTGCCTACAAAATGTATGGGTTGTGAGGTTGAGGTGAGAAAAGATATGGAGGCATACACGATGATTTTATCGAAAAGAATCCAAGAATGAAAGTAGTAACAGTTGGAGCGATGTATGGACGGCACGATACAGTAAAATACTGTTTGGATAAAATGCCATTCATTGACAACTACATTGTATACTCGAATAAACAGGATGAGGATTTCGTGAAGCAAAACGCAAAGCCATTATCGTTCTGTCAAAATAGTCCGCTATCTTTTAAATGGTCGTTTGCCATTTCCAAACTACGTAACATTGATTTTGATGTGGTTATTGTTTTAGGCTCAGATGACTACATAGATAGAAAGTTTTTATCATTTGTCAAGCTATGCGCGAAGACATACGATGTACTTTGTTTTAAAGACATCTACTTTGAGCAGAACGGTGAGTTTCATTATTGGGCTGGTTATCCAAACGACACGCGACCGATCGGAGCAGGGATGTGTTACACAAAGAAGTTTCTTGAATCAATCAACTATAAGCTATACCAAACCACAGCAGAACGTGGACTAGATAGCATGGTATTCAACGAACTATTAGAATACAACGCTAAAATTGGTATCGCTTCAATCCTTCAACAGAATATTGTTCTAGTGGATGTGAAAGACGGTAAAGGAATAACGCCAATTACAAGCATATCAAACAGAGTATTAGTACCAAACCCAACACTATGAAAGAATTTCGAATGCCAAAGACAGTAAATGACTTGCGAATAAGACATTTCAAGCCGTTGACCAATGTAATGTACCAAGGAGAAATAACTCCTTTGCAAATGTGTGAGTTCTTAGCGGAATTTTTAGGGGTTCACGTCAACGATATTCTGCAAATCGACGTTGATGATGTGGTTAAAATGTTCAAACACGCAAAAGAATTGTATGCTGATATAGGAATTGAAACACCACCAAAGGAATTAACAATGGGTGGTATGGTTTATGAGTTAGTCAATCCTAAAAAAGTAGGTGTAGGTTGGCATATTGATTACTCTCATGGTGACATTAAAGCAGAACCCTTGTGGCTATCGTGCTTATTCTACTATCCAAAGGGTGTGAGGTATGGAGTGACTGATGAAAATAAGAACCTACTTTATCCAATTAAAGACCGTATAAACATCTTCGAAAGAGAAATGCCTTTGCAGACTTTTATTAATGCGTCCGCTTTTTTTTTGACCAAAACAGAGAAATCAATGACATTATCCATGGCAACTCAAAAAGTAAGGCAAAGAGTGACCACGTGGCTAAAGCCTTTGAGTGGGAAACAATCATTGACGTAATAGCGAAAGAGTTTTTTAATGGTGATTGGGATGCGGTTACAGATATGAACATCTTTACTTTCAATCATAAAGTTAAATTTTTCGTGCATAAAACAAAGAAAATCAACTCTAATAAGTAATGGCACTCTCGCAATTAAATGAAGCTGCTGCATTGAGCCGATTGAATCTCGGAATGTCAAAGCAGATATTGGAAGCTGAATCAGGCTCACCAATGGAATTGCTTCTTAAAAAGATTGCACAGGAGTTGACAGATGAATTTCGTAAGGCTTTAACAGCACGTGGTATTGGAGCGAGTGATAATTTACAACAATCAATCGTTCCCGAATCTAGCGTAACGATAAAAGGTGACGTTGTTTCTATTGGAGTAAAGGCTTCGTTCTATTGGAAGTTTGTTAATTACGGGGTGAATGGTACTGAGGTGAATCATGGTGCTCCTTCGTGGGGTACACAACAACCACAGGAAAAATCATTTCATCAGTCGATACTTGAATGGATTCCATTTGCAGGATTGCAACTAAACGAAAGATTTAGCACATACGATAGCTTAGCATGGGCAGTAATGAGAAGCATCAAACAAAAAGGTAAACAACCACGTCCATTCTTTGGCGATGTGGTCAACGATAAATTAGTACAAGAATTAGCCGAACCTATCAGCGAGTTGATTGGTCGAGCGATAACAGTCAAGATAGTAGCACCATGGCAGTAACCATACATTCTGAGCCAACACAATTCAGCCCATCGGATAACCCGTTGACATTTACATTCAGTAGCAACCAAACGGCACAGGCGAATTTTAGCTACATAGTTGAAACGTATTTTAACGCAACAAAGGTAGCAGAAGACCAAGTATTTCCCGAAACGTCTACCCGTGCTCATTATGATTGCTCGACAATTATTTCAGGACTTATGCCACAACCAGAATACCGTGCTTTGATTTGGCAGGATGCCGAAATAGATGCCGAAATTTATATCAAAGTTTATGAGTTTTACGGAGCCACACCAGCGTTACAAGCAAGTGCCACAAGTACAACGATAGATGTATTCAAAGGCGCATTATCAGACCGTGAATGGGAGGAGTTTAACGCTCCTACTGACTGGAAGAATTTACTATTCTTAACCAACTATCCAAGGTCACAGCGAATCGAAGTATTAAGGGGAACTGATGTATTTTTTAACATGATTACAGACGCCTCAAAACAACTTGAAATAAAGATTTACGATACAAATGGATCGCTAATTGATTCATTCACCGACACTCAGACGTATGTAATTGCGCAATTGAATCTAAACACAACTAATTTAGTAAGTCCATCAGTATTCACAGCACCACAAATAGCAGCAACTTCTTATTACACCGTTCAAATCGGAACATCCGAGATACTGACTATCTATTTTAAAGACGATTATTGCAATGGATGTTATGCTTTGCAATGGCTAAACGACTACGGGGCATATGATTACTTCATATTCGAACACAATTTAGATGTCGATGGTAGCACAACGGCGCAAAAGTACACGAAACAGTTTGGAGGATGGGAAGGAACAACCTACACATTTGATTCAAACAATGCAGGAGAACAAAGGTCGTCGGTTAGGTCGATGGATAAAGGTATTGTTTACACCGATTGGATTTATGAAGCACAACAAAACTGGCTAATAGAATTGTTTCAATCCACTCAACATAGACTTTACAACCAAGATGCTGATGTCTGGTCAATAGCTGTGACATCTACTCAATACACATTTAAGAAACAAAGATGGGAGGATTTGATTAACGAATCGGTTGCTTTCAATTATTCATCAGGAAAACTAAGCGCAGTAAGATGACAGATGAATTAATATCGAATGGGGTTACTTTGGATATGTTTGAAAACATTCCAGTACCAGTCACTTATTCTATTGCAGACGTTACTAATCCACAAAACAGAAAGCAAACTATAAGTAAGGAAGTCATACTACCAGATACGGCAACTAATCGCGCTTACTTCATTGGTGCTTATGGATTGACCACAACGGATAATGGTGTTACATTCGACCCATCAGCAAAAGCAGAAGTGATTCTAAAGAAGCGAGGCATTCAAGTGCTTGACGGTTTGCTTAAATTAGATCGTGTTGATATTAATAATCGAACTTATTCATTTGTTTGCCGTGTGTTATCCGATTCGATTGATATTTTCCAATTGCTATCAACTATAAATGTGAGTGATTTGGATTGGTCTGCTTACGCACATACTTTGACTAGAACGAATATCAAAAATACATGGGCAGCAACAGCAGGAACAGGATATTACTATCCATTAATTGAGCGTGGATTAGGCAGACCAGCCCCGACAATTTGGAGAACAGTTGACTTTATGCCTTATGTTTATCTTTACGAAGCAATTCAAAAGGCTTTAGAGTGGGCAGATGTCACTTTTGATAGTGCATTTCTTGAAACAACGATGTTTAAGAACATTCTTTTTGGTTATGGTGGTGGTATATTAGGTACTATTTCACCAGCAGATGTTACAGAGCGAAAGATTGAGATTGATAGTGGAGATTGCAATATGACTGTGACGGTGTTACCAACTGCATTAAACCCTATTAGCCCCGATTTTGGGCAGGGAATGATAACTCAATTAGTTATACCAAACGCAAATCCATTTGATGATGCTTATTTCACATCAACAGAAACAACGGACGCACTAGACCAGTACGATAATGGGGAGATTGAGATACAAAAAACGGGGAACTACACGTTGGCAATTGCTTGTATTTTAGATTACGTGATTGACGATGGGGCAAACCAGGCAATGTCATCTTTCCAATTTCCAACCATAAGCGTTTTGAAAAATGGTGCGCCATTCTATGACATCACTTCAAGCACAACGACATACACGTCTTTAACAGGAACGATTGACTTTGACACGAACGCAACAAAAAATATCTATGTTCAAGCTGGTGACACGATTTCATTTAGGATTCGTTTTGGTGTTGCTTATACTTTTCTTACTGCTGGATTTCCTCCTGACATAATTGAATTAGTAGCAACAACTAATACAGATATTACAATTGATTTGACTTCCATCGACACTACGGTAACAGATGGTGGTGACGTGAATATGTCTGTCATGTTACCAAAAATGAAATGTAGTGATTTGCTTTTAGGTGCAATTCGTCAATTCAATCTCTACCAATCTGAACCCGACTTGTACGGAGAAAGTATTATCGAACCTATGATTGATTTTTATTCTCCTACTGCACAGTTTGAAGATATTACGCAATTGATAGACAATGATAAGCCTATTACAATTACACCATCAGCAAATGAGTACGCAAAAGAAATAGTTTACGCGTTCAAAAAGTCAAACGATTTCGATGCGACTACCTATGTGGAAAAATGGGAGGGTGAATACGGTGATTTGAATTATACACAAGGTAGCTATTATGCAAAAGGAACGGTTAAGACAGAAGTTCCATGGAGCACAATTATCCCGTATGAAGTATCACCTGACATCGTTGTTCCTAGATTCATTAAAATTGACAACGGAGTAACTAAACCAAATGCAGGAGCAGCGCGAATAATGTTCAGGTGCGCAATGCAAACAGGCGCAATTACTTTGCGAGATACCGAAGATACAGATTCAGAAGAACTGACTGAATATCCTTTAGTTCATCACTTTGACGATATTGACGCTCCCACAATGGATTTAAACTTCAAGTTGGTTTCTGAGGTGTATTACTTAGCCACACAAGTGACTACGGTGAATTGCTTTAGTGAATACTATTCTGTGTTTATAAATGAGCAGACCTCACCAGCGGGGCAGTTGATAAAACTCTTTGTTAAATGGAATGAGGAGCAAATGAAAAACAGAGATTTCGGAAAGTTGATAATGATTAACGGTGGTCTATTTCGTTTGAATCGAATAAACGATTTTGCCCCATCGGTAAACATCTCGACTGAAACAGAACTAATAAAGGTGTTGAAAGCTAAAAAGAAAAGGCGCTCTACGTTCACGGTTTCGCTTTCAGCACTAACAAGCCCACAAACGATTGAAAGTCCAAGCGATGAAACTGGACAGGGTACGGGTGTTATAATTGGTTCGCCAACAACAGGAAAAGAAATAACAAAAATAAACGGATAGATATGAGTTGTGATAATTTTAGCCTTTTGCATTAAGAAGGATTCCTTTTCAAGAACTGCTCGTATCTGTTCTATTCCAGCAAGTATAGATTGAATTGCTTGTAGCTTTACGAAAGTCTTTTGCAAATCTTCACTTTCAGAACCAAGCAAAGCCATTGTTCCTTGCATTGCTCCATATCCAGCAGCGATACCTGAACCAAGTTGTAAAGCTGCTTGCATATTTGCACCGTCTGTTCCTGTTCGTGTTACCTCATTTCGAAGGTCACTTAATTGATCGGTTAATTCACCAGCACGTTTGATTGCCTCTTGACCTATTGGTGTTTCACGACCAGCTTGTAAGGCTATTGTTTGGTACTCTTTTACTGCACGAGTAGATTCGCGCATGGTTAAAGTTCCAGAAGCTACCTTTTTATTGAGTTCGTCAAATCTAGCAGACACATCACCACCTACTTGCTTTCCTGCTTTGTCAATATCCTTTAACTCCTGCTCAACTTTATTGAGGTCACCAACCGTGTTGCCAGTATCGACACCAACCTTAAATATTACTTCTTCTGTCATTATACGTATATTTCAACTACAAAGCTCATTTCATTTATAATACCATTCGATGCAATACCAGCCCTAGCCGTTTCAACTCTAATTTTTGAAGTAGTAAGTCGGTACGCCATAACAACATCATCCACACGGCTTGGAGTTCCTACCACTATAAATGTATGGTTTGCTGTGAATACACTAGCTAAAGTCAATTCGTAAACACCAGTAGAAACGTAACTCCAAACAAGTGAGCCTATATTATTAATAGCTGTATGTCCTACTGTTGGGGCGTTTGCTCCTGTCTGACTGATAGTCACTTTATATTTAGATTTTACCCCTTCACCGCCTACTGTTATAATTGTCCCATTTCTTGAATATAATATTCCATTA